GACCCCATCTTGTTCTCCTATCGAGACTAACCCAAACCGTGGTTACTTTAGTTCGGTTGAGTGGTGGAGAGGATATCTTTCTTATTGTAGGTTGGGGAGAGTAGCCAGCAATGGCTACTGAAATCCTTACTTTTGGACTTACCCGGTCCTTAAGACAATACGGAGTGTGATTGTGGTGGGAACACCACAAAAGGCACAACGTCCTGATTACTAAGGCGGTGCCATAGGATCAGCAACCCTGGGAACTCAATCGAGTGACTCTTACCCAAAATCCACACGTACACATTCTTTCTTAATAGTAGAATGGTCACCTTAGTGCTCCCCTTGGTCGGGGATTACACTATGGTGGCATGGTGAAATATGGATTCGGGCAGCTGCCACGTGCAGTTGGCATCCCTCGTAAGAGGGTGCTAGGACAACCTCATCGGTTATGCCTAACGAGCCTATGTCCGGTGACAGGGCCCAGAAAGAGATATAATTCTCCTCTCACCTATAGTGATTAGGGAAGTTGATGTAGTTAAGTGAGGTACGCTTCACAAGACAGTCACACCTTATGACCTATAGATGACTAAAGTAGTCGGTGCTATTGAAGGCGTTCTGCTGATGGATAGTAAAATCCACAGACTGAGTTGCTTATGCGACTTGGGTTTCACCCTGGCTCGGGCTCTAACCAAGCTTTGAAGGTCAACGGTGATATGTGGAGGGGACGATTCCAGAACTTAGCGTAGTTCGTAGAATCCGACACGGGTAACCCCCGTCTCTTACCAAGAGCGCCTGCAGCTCTGGCCGGTACTTGTATCGGTTCAGAAAACTGAAGGTGTAACAGTGTATTACGCCCTTAAGACGGGATTCTACATTTAGCTTAATGAAACTCCTATTACAAACCCTTAAACTTAAGGGCTCTAGGATGCTCCTTCGGCCTGTTACATGGCGTCCAGATTTAAAAGTCTGGAGGCACTGGCTTCGTCCAGGTATAACTTGGATTCGGCTAGTGCTAGGTAAGGTATCCCGGTCGAAAATTATACAACTTGCAACGTTCGCAAAAGAATGCGTAGCCATTGGCAAGTGCAACGGGCGTAAAGGCCTGGTCCTCTACTTGAAGGTCTGTAATACTGCACTTATGCAGGCATTACCTGGAGGCTTTCTGCATCATAACTCCCGAGAGATCGGGAAAGTTGCAGTAGCGCGTACTAGGGATGGACTCCCTCGGATAATTCCTGCGTTTGCACGTAGAGAAATCCGCCTTGGAAACAAGGAGACAATCCAGCTATGGTTGACGTTCTTAGGGGCGTACAGGGTGATGCCCTGCAAGGGACGTCCAAAATTCAGTACAATACTGGATTTGGGGAGACCACTATCTCCTTCCTTCTTAAACAGTTGGAAGGCTTTTGTGCGCTCAACGTTCATTCCAGGGATTCAAGCACACTCTGGTGTTCAGCTCTTGGATAAGGGAACTTCCCTCCTTGAGCGTCCACTGCCATTTGTGATCGCAAGTATGAGTGCTGACAAAAGGGAAGACCCCTTTATGAGTAAAACTCGTAGTCAGTATCTCCTTGCCGGAAAGGCTTTACCAGAAACCCTAAGGGGTGTACCTACCTCGTTTGCCCATCGATTTAACGCTGCAAAATTGTGGCGCGATGGAGAGTGGGCGGAAACCCCGCCAAACCTTCTTGAGGATTACCTTAAGGAGGTTCCAGGGGGGTTTGGGACAACCAAATCTCTTTGGACACTCTTACTCGAGACTGCAGATTTCTATCCTGCAGTTAGGCACATGCACCGGGCGCAACCGATGGTTGCAGTACCACCTAG